GATGACGAGCTTGAGCCGTGCAGCCCAGAGAGCCGATGGCACAAGCCCGACAAGTGGGCGGTGATGAAGGACGGGCGGAAGCGGGCCGTGAGGGTCTTCGAGGACGAGGAGGAGGCCGTGGAGCTGCTTAACAGGCTCAAGGAGACGGACAAGGGCCATCACATCGAGTTCAGGGAGGGCGAGGACACGCGCTGCCAGTCGTACTGCTCGGTCGCGCAGTTCTGCCCCTACGGCAGAAAATTCTTCCAAGATTCCGAAAATTCTCAGCCTACCTCGGGCGAAACTGTGCTATAGTATAACCAACGGAGGGGGAGGAAAGGCCGACCCCAAGACCGAAGGGAGCACACAATGAAGGTCGCCAAGAACAAGTACGCCATCACCGTCTGCAACGAGAACAACGAGCGCGAGGTCGAGCAGATGGTCGGCAAGGCGATGCGCGCATACGCCGACGGTCAGGTCTCTCGCAAGAACGGCATGAGCAGCGCCATACGCGACGCCGAGTGCGATGCCATCGTTCGTTGCATCGGGTTGTTCGTGGAGCAGCCCACCTTCATCATCTACAAATACGTCATCGCACGCTGCCACGAGGAGTTTGGAATGAACTTTCAGCGCTACCGCGGGTATATGCTATAGCGAGGGAACAAAACGAGGGGAGCACGAAATGACGGAGACCATCAAAGAGAAGCTGGCGGAGGCCGAGTTCTGGGCTATGGAGGCAAAGAACTACTACGACACCGACGAAGAGCAGTACGGTCTCTTGCAGATGGCCCACGACCTCATCAAGCAGGCCATAGCAATCGAGGCCAAGAAGGAGGCCTAGACATGACCAAGACCGGGAAGCTCAGCAAGCGCGAGATGGCAACGCTCAACAAGTCGTGGGAGATTCTAAGCAGGTGGACGGAGTGGGCGGAAAACGAGGGCATGGATGACGTGGAAGTCAGCGAGTGGCAGTACGACATGGCAATGAATGCGGTTGCTGGCCTGTGCGAGTTCATCAACAGCTACGAAGGGGAGTAACGACATGGATATCTGGTACACGCCCGAGAGAATCGCCCTTCAGCAGGAGATAGGCGAGCGCAGGTTGGCACGGTGCGAGCGCAGGGCGGCTAGGATTGCCCGTCAGGAGCGACAGGAGCGCGTTTTACGGGCCGTCAAGACGGTGTTGGGGTATTTGTTCGGAGCGGCGCTTTTCATGGCGTATCTGTTCGCTGGTGCCCTCTGGGCAAGCTGCTAGACAGGCAAAGGGCCTGAGAGCATAGGAGAGAGGAAGAATCATGGCAAAGAACAAGCTTATGAACGACGAGTTGGTCACGGTAGACCAGATTGACTTCACTGTGTACGGCTACTGGGAGTGCCTACTTGACAAGAAGTCTGCTCAGTTCCTGCTTGACAAGAACATGCAGAACAATCGCAGCGTCAAGCGCAAGAAGGAGACGTTTGCTCGCGACATGCGTAATGGTAAGTACATAGCCCGTACGGGAGAGACAATCAAGTTTGACAGCGACGGCATTCTCGTTGACGGGCAGAATCGACTTCACGCCATCAAGCTCGCTGGCGTTCCCGTTGTGGTCACCATTTGCACGTGCGTCGACGACCGTGCCAAGTATGTTGTGGATTCCGGCACCTCACGTACCGATGCAGATGCTGCTCGCATTGCTGGCATCAAGAACGAGACAGCAGCGGCAGCAATTTCACGTGTTGCACAGCTACTTCATAATGGATGCTATAACACTGGCACCCATATCGGAATCAATCTCGTTCCGACACGCCAAGAGGTTACCGAGTTCTTGATTGAGAACAATGAGACTGTTCAGGAATATGTTCGTAAGTGCGGCAGGATTATTGACAAGGCCAAGGACGTTCGTGGCATGGGTCAGAAGGGATGGTTCACCTGTATCTGGCTCACCGAGTGCATGGACAAGGAGATGGCCGACCAGTTCCTTTCGATGTGTCTCAACAACGAAGGTGCGGCTGGTCAGCTTATGGCAACCATCAGCGAGCCGAACCCTGATGGCAAGGCAAAGGACCAAGAGTGGATGATTCACAAGTACATCGAGTGCTTCAACGTGGTCATGTTCAATGGTGAGTACCTTCGCGGCAAGAACATGGCAGACCGAACGAACCTCTATCGAAAGCTGTTCAAGGAGTACGTCGACAACGCCCGCGAGTCCGACATCATGTTCAAATGGCCCGATTCCAAGAATGATGATTAGCAAAGACACCACACAGCTCTATGACCCAGACTGCTCCACCTGCGCACATCGGGTGGAGCGTCACCCTTATAGCGTATAATGTGCTACACTACTCACCACCGAAGAGAAAGAGGGAGGATGCCAGTCTCAGAGGCACAAAAGCGTGCGAAAAGACGTTACGATACGCTCCGCACAACCCAAATAGTGATGAGACTTCGGTTGAATCAGGACGCGGATGTTATCGAGAAGCTAAGAAGCGTTCCATCCAAAGTCGAATACATACGCTCCCTTGTGAGACGTGACATCAAAGAGGGCTAGAACAAGAGGAACAACAGGCTCGTGACCATGGACGGCAAGACCCAGAGCGTCACACAATGGTGCAGGGAGCTTGGGTTGAACCCCAAGACCGTCAACAGCCGAATCCACATGGGTTGGGAGCCAGTTGACGCGCTTACCAAGCCGATTCATCACGAGTTCGCAAGCAAAGGAAAGGTCACGGCATAGTGAACGAGAAGACGAGAATCCAATGGCGCTCGATTGACGATGTGCACCCGTACCCGAACAACCCGCGCAACAACGATGATGCGGTCGAGTACGTGGCGAACAGCATCCGAGAGTTCGGATGGCAGCAGCCACTCGTTGTTGACACAAACGGCACAATTATCGCAGGCCACACGAGGCTCAAGGCGGCGAAGCGGTTGGGGATGGACACCGTTCCCGTCGTGGTTGCGGACAACCTCACACCCGCTCAGGTCAACGCCTACCGACTGGCAGACAACAAGGTTGCCGAAGCCGCCACTTGGGACATGGAGGCACTGGCCGTCGAGCTTGAGGGTCTGGAAGTCGACTTCGACATGACCATGTTCGACTTCGAAATCGGTCAGGAAGATGCCAACACTGAGTATCACTCCGAGGACTACAGCGACAAGTTCACGGACACGCTCGGAGTGTTCATCACATGTAAAGATGAGGCTGAACAGCAGCGCACATACGAGGAGATTCTGGAAGGTGGGTACGAATGCCGTCTTTTGACATTGTAAGGCAATCGCCCATCAGCAAGAGCTACCGCGTGGCACGTGTGGCGAGCGACTACGACTACAACCAAGAGAAGTCGGTCGAACACTTCAAAGGGACAATCGAGATTCCCGACGAGTGGAACATCGGACTCATCGTCGGGGCTTCTGGAACGGGCAAGACCACAATCGCACGTGAGCTGTTCGGCGAGAACATCGTCACGTCGTTCGACTGGTCAGCGCCAAGCGTCATAGATGACATGCCAAAGGATTGCTCGGTGGACGACATAACGAGGTGCTTCTACCAAGTGGGTTTCGGCAGCGTCCCGTCATGGCTAAAGCCGTACAACGTTCTCAGCAACGGCGAGAAGATGCGCTGCGACCTAGCAAGGGCGATTCTTGAGAACAATGAGCTTGTGGTCTTTGACGAGTTCACCAGCGTGGTTGACAGGAACGTCGCCAAGACGGTATCGACCGCAATCAGCAAGGGAATCAGGAAGCGCGGCAGCAAGTTCATCGCCGTCTCGTGCCACAGGGACATAATCGAGTGGTTGCAACCTGACTGGGTTTTCGATACGGACGTGATGCGCCCTTTATCGACATCCCGCCCCGACCTGAGCGGGAGTTCTCAATCAGGCGAAGCTACCCAGAGGCGTGGGAACGATATAGGCGTTATCACTATCTGAACAGTTCACTGAATCATGCGGCCAAGTGTTTCGAATTGTTCGAGGGCGATACGCCAGTGGCGTTCCTCGGAGTCTTGCACCAGCCGACCAGACAGAAGTTGCCACTCAAGCGAGTGACTAGGTTGGTCGTTCTGCCAGACTATCAGGGCATCGGGATAGGGCGTGCGTTCCTTGACGCGATAGCTGACCTCTACATGCAGGAGGGGTTCATGTTTGAGATTAAGACCTCGGCACGAAACCTCATATCTTCGCTGAGGAATGACCCCGCATGGAGAACGGCGTCTTATGGGTTTAGCAAAGCGTCAGAACACCAGATAAACAAAAAGAATTGGAAATCAAGAAACGAGGTCAAACAACACGAGGACACTTCGGCTAGATTGCAAGGTAGCGACGTTCCGAGGGGCCATTGGGTGATGCATTCCTTTGGATTCTCAAGCAGCAAATCTGTCGGAAAAGTAAATGACATATCTAGTAGACGGAAGGATTGTAAAACAGCGACATTTAGGTGTAACAGAGATGGCTAACGAACGGAACCTTATACCAGCGGCCCACAAGCTAACAGTCGAAGAACAGTCGGCTGGCGGCAAGGCATCTGGCGCGGCCCGTCGCAAGAAGCGCGAGATACGCGAGATGCTGGAAGAGTACCTAGCCATGCCAGCCAAGGTGAATGGAAAGGACGCCACTCGCAAGGACGTCATGGTGCTTAATGCAATCCGTATCGTCACCGAGGGGAAAGCCAGCGACAGCGACTTCCTCAAGGCGTTCGCATTGATTCGTGACACCATCGGCGAGCAGCCCGTACAGCGCGTAGAGGTCGACACTATAGACCCGCAGGCACGTGCCGAGATGGACGAGCTGCTGGGGCTGAATGAGTAGAAAGTGTAACCACAGTACAATTTTCGCCTCAAACCAAGCACAGAACATAAGATAGAGCCGGTTTTTGTTGGCAAGGACGTCGAATCATGAAAATGGACAGGAACGTGGAAAGCATAGAGATGGCTGAGGGCGCGAAACCTTGCCCGATGTGCGGCAACGGCGAGATATATGTCGAAGGTTACGAGCACCACAAGGGCAGTGTCAGATATCGCGTACTATGTCCCAAATGCATGTGCTGCCAAGACACTGGCACGGACCAGACCAAATTGTGGGCGATAGACCGATGGAACACCAGGAACGAAACAGGCAAGACGGAGGAATGACCAGACGAGCCGACATAGTAAGCGCACTCAGGGAGAACCCCACGGCCTTCGCTGGTCGCTTGGGGTTCCCTTTGCTTACCGACTTGCACCGCGACTGGTGCCGCGAGATGGTGTTCGGCAAGGAGGACCACACGCTGCAGGCTCACCGAGGCAGCTACAAGACAACGACCGTCTCGATAGCGCTGTGGCTGCTGCTCCTGCTCAGGCCCAACGCCCAAATGGCCTTCTTCCGCAAGACCGATACGGACGTGAAGGAGATTCTGGAGCAGGTCAAGAAGATGCTTCGCACGGATGTTACGCAGTACCTTTCAGAGAGCTTGTGGGGCGTCTCCTGCCAGATAACCACCGACAACATGCTTGAGGTCAGCACGAGTCTCAGCAACGATGCGCGAGGCGGCGCACAACTCACGGGAATGGGCATAGGCGGCTCGCTCACAGGCAAGCACTATGACGTCATCTTCACCGATGACATCGTGAACCTCAAGGACAGGGCCTCTAGGGCAGAGCGCGAGAGGACGAAGGACGCCTACCGGGAAATCAAGAACCTCGTGAACCGTGGCGGCAAGATATTCAACACCGGGACGCCTTGGCACGTCGATGACGCCTTCCAGCTCATGCCAGAGCCAGAGAGGTGGCCTTGGGACACCACGGGCCTCATGACGCAGGAGCAGTACGACGAGATTGCCAAGGTCACCACGCCATCGCTGCTAGCGGCCAACTACCAGCTCAGGCACATCCCGTCCGATGACGTGATATTCACCGACCCCAAGACCGGGGCGAGCCACGAGAAGGTCTACCACGGCATCTGCCACGTAGACGCCGCCTACTACGGCGAGGACTACACAGCCTTCACGGCCATGGCAGTTCACGACGGGAAATACTACGTCTACGGCAAGCTCTGGCGAAAGCACGTGGACGATTGCATGCCGCTCATCATGGCCGACTACCAGAGGCTCATGCTCGGGCGTCTTTATACCGAGACGAACGCCGACAAGGGGTACAGCGCACGCAAGCTCAAGGAGCTGGGGGCCAGCGTTGTTCCTTACCCAGAGCACGAGAACAAGCACGTGAAGATTGTGACCTACCTCAAGGAGATATGGCCCAAGGTAGTGTTCGTCAACGGCACAGACCCGCAGTACATCGACCAGATATGTGACTACACCGAGGACGCTGAGCACGACGATGCGCCCGACTCCGCCGCGAGCCTCGCAAGGGTCATGCTCGGCAAGCGCCGCAACGAGGGCTACGTCTCCAAGCTCTACTGACGCTATGCATACGAATCCGTCTCAACCCCGTCCAAGCGGACACCTTGATTCACTCGCAGCCCGAAAATATCCAAAGATTCTCGCGACCATCAGCTCCATAGTGTGCTATAGTATAGCCAAGCAAGGGGTAGAGGCCCCCGAGACCAGAAGGGAGAACGACAATGACTTACGGAACCATCAAGGACATCATCGACTACGAGGTAATCCCCGCACTCGACAACCCCGCAGACTTCGACGTTGAGGAGATAGCGGCAGCAATCAGCGAGTACAAGGATGGTAGCTTCGAGGTCACCGTTGACGAGGACACCTTCTGGGAGATAGTCCAGAACAACCAGACCAACGAGCAGTAGAGGGGAGTGCTATAATATCGTCACTGGCAATATCGAACCGACGCGGCCTAGGACAACGCATCGGAGAGGCGCGACCACGACTGGCGGGTGGGAGAGAGCCGCCCATAAGCGTCTTCCTGAGAGGGAGTAGCTAACCTCTTAAAACGGCGGGGCATAGAAAAACGAGACAGGAGCCTCGGGCAAAGCAGCCAAAGCCAGTGACATTGACTCGGAAGAGACCTCGCGACGGCGGGGTCTTTTCTTATGGCGCGATAAATGGTACACTTACGGCATATCTGACGCTATGCACTCCGCGCCGTCCAAACCCCGTCCCAGCGGACACCTTGATTCAATCTCAGCCCGAAAATATCCAAAGATTCTCGTGACCATCCGCTGCAAGGTGTGCTATAGTATAGCCAACGGAGGGGAAGCACAGGGCAACCCCAGAGCGAAGGGAGAATGAGATGAAGTGTCCGAAATGCGGTAGCGAGAGGGTCACGGTATCCGTTATTAACGAGGTACATCTGGTAGACAGGCACCACGGCCTCGTCTGGTGGATTCTGGTCGGGTGGTTGTGGATTGCAATCAAATGGCTGTTCCTCACTTTGCCTGCGCTAATCGTGAAGCTATTTGGTCACAGGAAGCAGACCACGAGGAACACAAAGGTAAAAGTTTGCGCTTGCCAGAATTGCGGCAACGCATGGAAGATTCGCTAGATTCCCTCCCCCATGCACGGGAGCACGAGAAGGGAACAAAGATGGCAGAGCTGGACATGAGCTGGACCACTGAGTACCAAGTGGTGGAGGACCCGTACAAGGGCGAGGACGAGAGGGACTTCGAGCACTTCGATATTTAGGACAATGCTACAATGACAGACGCCCATCGGGGCATCACCTCCTAGGTGCAGCGGGTCGGCTTCGGTCGGCCCGTTGTGCTATGATGGGGGACATGAAAAGCCCAAGCTGGACACCGAGCGCAACCGAACCAGAAGGCTTTGGCGGGGTGGTCACCTGTGACTGCCCCGTGTTTTTTGACACGCGTTCTCGCACGTGTTACCCTGTGTGCTATCAGGCGGCGAAGAATGGTCCGCCACAATCTCCGAGGAAATGGAGCACGCATTGGCACTCACTCGCAAGCTGCTCGAAGGAATGGGCATCGAGGACAAGCAGATTGAAACCATCATCGAGGCGCATTCCGAGACCGTGACGGCGCTCAAGGCAGAGCGCGACAAGGCCAAGGAAGCGGCGGCGAGGGTGCCAGACCTCCAGAAGCAGTTGGAGGAGGCCAAGGAAGCGGCGGCAGACCCGAACGAGTGGCAGAAGAAGTACGACGACGAGCACAAGGCGTTCGAGGACTTCAAGGCCAAGGTCGAGCAGGACAAGGCCGCAGCGGACAAGGCCAAGGCGTACCGAGACATGCTGGCGAAGGCAGGGGTCGACCTTAAGCGCATCGACGCAATCATGCGCGTGACCGACCTCTCCGAGGTCGAGATGGAGGACGGCAAGCTGAAGGACTCCGAGAAGCTGGAGGAGTCTGCTAAGCAGGAGTGGGCCGACTTCATCGTGAAGACCAAGACGCAGGGAGCAGACCCCGCTACCCCGCCTAAGGGAGATGGCGGCGTGGAGGGTGCCGACCCCGAAATCGCGAAGCGCATGCAGGAGCGCCACGAACGGCTCTACGGCAAACCTACTAAGGAGGAGTAAGCATGAGCTACTTCGACGGCCCTAACAGGGGCTACGGCTGGGCGGCAGGCCACTTCCTCGTCGACGACGAGACTTGCGTGCGCCAGTCCATGACCATCCCCGCAGACCACCCGCAGGTGCAGACCCGCGACAATGGCCGCAAGGTCGTTCCCGCTGGCGCAATCATCGCTGGCGTGGGCCTCGTCTACGAGGACATCGACGTGACCGAGGGCGCGAAGATGGGCAGCGTTGTCACCAAGGGAACCGTCTACGCAGACCGACTCCCCGCTCTCATCACCGAGGCCATCGACGGCATCACCGTCATCGCCACCCCCGCCGTCACCCGCCCGTACACCGACGTTGTAGAGTAAGGAGGACCGACATGGCCAAGTTCATCAACGAGACCCTCGGTATGCTGAACCCCGCTGACCTCCTGTCCACGGGCTTCCAGATTACCCGACCCAACGACCCGCTCGAGGGCCTCTTCACCGACCAGCAGACCGACAACCTCGTGGCGACCTACCACACTCTCGCCGCTCAGTACACCATCCCGCAGATGGCGCAGTTCCACGCCTTCGACACCATCGCCCAGAAGAGCATCCCCGCTCCCATCGACGAGCACAACGTTGAGAAGGGCCTCATCAAGGTCAAGCGCAACACCTCCGAGCTGCTCCGCGAGCTCCTCGGCCGTGGCGTCACCGTCGAGGCGGAGCTGTACAACTACGTCATGGACGCAGCAGCCGACCTCGCCGACCAAGTCGTGACCCGCGCCAAGGTCGCACGCGCTGAGCTTCTCGCGACTGGCAAGGTCACCATCAAGGAGAACAACGTCGACGCGACCATCGACTACGGCGTGCCCGCTGCCAACCTCGCCCTGACGCTCGACTTCGGCGAGGGTGCCACGAGCGACGTGCCTACCCAGATTCAGACCATCGTGGACAACGCCGCCGACGCTGGCGTGGCCCTCTCTGGCATCATCACGTCCCGCGCGACCCTCACCAAGCTGCGCCAGAACGCAGCCGTGCAGAAGGCCATCAACGGCGTGAACATGGAGGGAGTGCTTGTCACCAACGCCGCGCTCCGCGCATGGCTCGACTCCGAGTACGGCATCTCGCAGGTCATCACCGACGACCTGAGCTACTCCACCCCTTACACCATGGGCTCTGACGGTCGCCCTGTCGTCAGCTCGAAGCGTTACTTCCCGAAGAACGTCGTGACCTTCTTCGGAACCAGCAACGGCATGCGCCTCGGCGCTGGCCTCTGGGGAATCCCGCCCGAGGTCGACATCGCGCGCTTCTACGATGTCTCCGCATCGACGCAGAACCCCTACGTCTACATCACCCAGTGGGGCGAGACCGACCCCGCCGTGCTGTGGACCAAGGCGTCCTCGCTGTACATGCCCGTCCTGTTCAACCCCAACAGCCTCTACATCGCCAAGGTCATCGAGACCTCGGCCTAGGAGGCTGTGAATGGACCCGTTGCTCTTGGAGCAGGTGCTTGAGCACCTACACAACTGGTTCGTCCGTGACCGAATCGCGGTCAAGACTTGCTGCATCGATGACGGCTCCCTGCCGACCTCAATCACCGACCAGATGCTTGAGGGCCAGTGGTACCGCATCGAGGGCAGCTACCTCAACGACGGACTGCACCAGAACCCCGACAGCTCCCTGAGCGACGAGACATTCAGCGGCACAATCAGCTTGCTGGCAATCCCGCGCGGCCTCCTGTCAGTCGTGGAGTCAATCGCAGCATGGCAGGAGGCCAACGGGAAGGCACTAGAAGGCCCGTACGCCTCGGAATCGTTCGGGGGGTACAGTTACACCCTCAAGAGCGACATTGCGTCAAATTCGGCCTCTGGCGGCCTCACAGGGTGGCGTCTGGCGTTCCGTGACCAGCTAAGTCCGTGGAGGAAGATGTACTGATGGCATTCGTGGGCCTGATGAACGACTTTCTGGAAGACTGCGTGCTCATAGAGAAGACGCGAGTCCCAGACGGCGAGGGCGGGTGGACCACGGGCTGGGTGGATGGCATGGACTTCCAAGCCGCAATCACCTACGACACGACGCTCAATGCCCGCGTTGCCGAGTCCGAGGGAATGAAGGCAACCTATACGGTTACCACCGAGAAGACCATGCCGCTCGACTTCCACGACGTTTTCAGGCGCAAGCGCGACGGTCAGGTCTTCCGCGTCACCTCACAAGGCGACGACAAGAAGACCCCGCCGAGCGCGACCTTCCAAGTATCGCAGGTCGCAGCCGAGGAATGGTCCTTGACATGACGCCAGAAGCAGCAATCTACAGCTTCCTAGCGGGCTTCTCGATACCCGCCTACGCATCCGCCTCGGTGCCAGACCAAGCGGAGTTTCCCTACATCACATACGACCTAGTTCTGGGCGAGTGGGGAGAGCCAGAAGTCAACATGCCCGTGAACGTGTGGTACCGCACCGATTCCGAGGCGATACCAAACGCGAAGGTGCGCGAGATTTCGCAGGCGATAGGCATGGGAGGCGTCACGCTCCCCTGCGACGGTGGGATGCTCTGGGTCAAGAAGGGTTCCCCGTGGGCGCAGGCCGTCACCGTTGAGGGCGAGGACGAGAAGGTCAAGCGCCGATACGTAAACATTAACATCGAATACCTGACCATCATCTAAGGAGACAGGAATGAAGTTCACCCAGATACCGTCTGACACCTTCTCGCACCTGCAGCTTAACGCCGGGCTGATGCTCCGGGACTTCGACCCGAAGACCGCGACCGTGGCCGGCTCCGGCATCATCGGCGCCACGAGCGGAGGCGTCGAGTTCAAGGCCAAGCCCAGCTACACGGACTTCGGCGAGGACATCGACAACTGCCCGGCCAACATGAAGGAGCTGAAGCGCCTCGACTCCATCGAGGTGACCATGTCCGGCACCCTGGTCACCGCCACGGCGGAGGTCGTGAGGCAGCTCGTGGGCGCGGCAGACGTCGACTCTGGCGACTCCACGCACGTCGTGCCTAGAAACGACCTCACGGAGGCGGACTTCATGGACGTCTGGTGGGTCGGCGACTACTCCGACAAGAACGGCGACAAGAACGGGGGGTTCCTCGCCATCCACATGGAGAACGCCCTCTCGACCGGGGGTTTCTCCCTCAAGTCGGACAACAAGAAGAAGGGCCAGATGGACTTCGAGCTGACCGCGCACTACTCGATGGACGCCCCGGACAAGGTGCCTTACGAGGTGTACGTCAAGGCCGGGACTGACGAGACGGCGGGTGCGTAGGCATGAGGCTCTCCGACATCGGCGCTGACCGCGCCATGGACGTGCTTGGCGTGCTCATCCCGAGGGTCGTGGCAATCGCCACCGACCGGCGCGTTGCGGACGCGCTCAGGGCCGCAGACGGCTCCTCGGGCAAGGCGCAGGCCATCGCGCAGGCCGCCCCGCTGCTCCTCTCCGAGCACGGGGAGGACGTAATCGCAATCCTCGCCGCCACGGACGGCCAGGAGGCCGGCGAGTGGAAGGCGACGCACACGCTCCCGCAGGTCCTGCAGGGGCTGGTCGAGCTGCTCACAGACGAGGAGGCGCTCGCTTTTTTAGGCTCGCTTCCCGCAGGGGCGGCCGCAGCCTCCTCCTCTGCCTCGGGGAGTACCGGGGGCCTGACGGCGTAGGGCCGTTCCTCGCCTACGCGGGGGCCCGCGCGCGGGAGGACGAGGAGCGCGCGCTCTGGCGGGCGTACGTGGCGGACAGCGTGAGGGCGGCCGCGCGGGGGGAGTACGTGGAGCGCCCGTACACGGCGCTGCTCGGCGACCTCGACCCGAGGGAGCGGCCGAGCGAGGGGTTCGGGGAGATAGCGCGCCGCGTCGTGGCCGGCGCCGGGCTTAGGGTGGTGTGACAAGGTGAACCTGCTGGACCTGATGGTGAGGATAGGCGTCGACGACCAGGCGTCCTCCAAGGTGGAGGGCATCACCTCCGGCGCCATCGCCAGGGGCGTTGCCATGGGCAACGCCATGTGGGACGTCACCAAGCAGGTGGCGGGCGCGGTGTCGAGCGCCGCGCAGTCCGTCGTGGGCGGCGCCGTCGAGGCCTACTCGACGTACGAGCAGATGGTCGGCGGCGTGGACAAGCTCTTCGGCGACGCCTCGGGGAAGCTGCAGCAGTACGCGGCGCAGGCATACCAGACCAGCGGAATGAGCGCCAACCAGTACATGCAGCAGGCCACCAGCTTCTCCGCCGCGCTCATCAACTCCCTCGGGGGAGACACCTCCAAGGCCGCCGACATGGCGGACGTCGCGATGCGCGCCATGAGCGACAACGTCAACGTCTTCGGCAGCAACGCCGAGGACGTCCAGAACGCCATCATGGGCATCTCGCGCCAGAACTACACGATGCTCGACAACTTGAAATTGGGCTACGCCGGCACCAAGCAGGGCATGCAGCAGCTCATAGACGACGCCAACAAGTGGGGCGCCGCCAACGGCGAGGCGAGCGACCTCTCCATAGACTCCTTCGCGGACTGCGTGCAGGCCATCCAGCAGGTCCAGGAGGCGCAGGGCATCGCCGGCACCACGGGCAGGGAGGCAGCCGGCACCATCGAGGGCAGCGTGACCATGGCCAAGGCGGCGTGGGAGAACCTCCTGACGGGGCTGGCCGACCCGGACGCGGACGTGGGAGCGCTCGTCGGCAACCTGCTCGGCGCCGTCGACAACGTCGTGACGAACGTCGCCCCACGCGTCGGGCAGGTGTTCACGACGGTGGTCTCGTACCTCCCCACCGCCGTCTCGCAGGTGGGCCAGACCCTCCTGCCGGTCGTGTCCGACGCGGCGGCCGGGCTCGTCGGCGCGGCGGCGAGCGCGCTCGGGACGGTGCGCGAGTACCTCGCCGGGGTCGACTGGGCTGGCGAGGCCCAGTCGCTGCTCGCCGGCATCGCGTCCGTGGTGGGCCCGCTCCTGTCCCAGGCGGCGCAGCTCCTGCCGTACCTGCTCGTCGCCGTGGCGCAGCTCATGGTGGGCGTCATGACGTACATGTCCGAGCACGCGCAGGAAATCGTGGACGCCCTGACGATGGTGATACAGCTCCTGGCGACGACCATCGGGGACAACCTGCCGACCATCCTGGCCGCAGCCGTGACCCTCTTCCTCGCGCTCGCGACGGCGGTCATCAACGACGCCCCGCAGATACTCGCGGCAATCGGCACGCTGCTCCTGCAGGCGGTCGCCGCTGTGGCCGGCGCGGTCGGCCAGATGCTCTCGGCCGGGCTGGAGTTCGTGGGCGGCCTGCTCTCGGGCGCGACGCAGAAGGGCGCCGAGGTGGTCGCGTGGTTCGCGGGCATGCCGGGCAGGATACTCTCCGCCCTCGGCGACCTGGGAGAACTCCTCGTCGGTGCCGGCAGGAGCGTCATCGACGGCTTCCTGAGCGGCCTCAAGGGCGCGTGGGACGGCGTGACCGGCTTCGTCGGGGGCATCGCAGACTGGATAGCCGAGCACAAGGGCCCCATAGAGTACGACCGCAGGCTCCTCGTCCCGCACGGCAGGGCCATCATGGCCGGCCTCGGGGAGGGGCTGGAGAGGGCGTTCGGCTCCGACGTGGTCCCGCTCGTATCCGGCCTCGGCAGCCGCCTGGCGGACGCCATGGCCACGGGCGCGCCAGGGCACGCGTGGGCGACGTCGAGGGCGGGCTCCCCGTACCCCGCGCCCGCCCGTACGACGGTGGTCAACCAGAGCTTCAGCACCAGGGTCGTGCGAAGCGACCAGGACATGTACGCGGCGGCGACCATCCTCAGCAGGTCGGCGATGCGCACTGCGATGGAGGTGTCCTGATGGATGTGCTGGCGATGACCATCGAGGGTGGAGGAATTGCCGCGCGCCTGGGGCCTCCGGGCGGCGCCCCCGGCCTGCATGCGTCCGGGCTGGCAGGGTGGTACGGGACCCCAGACGGCAAGTGGGACTTGACCGAGCGGCAGCTCGGAGACGGGGCGTTCGCCATCGAGCCGTCGCAGGTGGCGTACTCGTCCAGGACCGTGACGGTGGACGGGTACGCGCTCGGGAGGACGAGGGCGGAGGCGGTCTCGTCGCTCGCGCCGCTCGGGGCCATGGCCCACCGCCTGGTGTCCATCGCCGTCGATGACGGCGTGGCCGAGACGTACGCGACCGGGGCGCTCACCGCCGAGGTCGGCAAGGGGGTTCGCGGAGGGGCAGTGACCTTCACCCTCACCATCGTGTGCCCCGACCCGCGCCGCTACGGCACCACGCCGCACCGCGCGTACCTGTCTCCGGGGGCCTCGGCGGGCGCGCTCGCGTGGCACGCGGACGCCCCGCACGGCCTCGCGTGGCCGCTCTCCTACGGGGGCGGCGGCTCCGGGGCGAACGTGGCGACACTGAGGAACGACGGGACGTCCACGGCTTACCCGACCATCACCGCAAGCGGCGACATGGACGGCCTCGTTATCACCGACACCGCCACCGGCGCGCAGCTCGCGTGGGACGGCCACGTGGGCGCCCAGCCCGTCACGCTCGACTGCCTGTCGCGCACGGCCTCGGTGGCCGGCGTGGACGCCTCGCGGCTGCTCTCGGCGCGCGGCTTCCCGTCGGTGCCGCCTGGCGGCGAGGTCACGCTCGCCCTCTCCGCGACCGGCTCCGGCACCGTCGGGGTCGAGTGGCGGGACACGTACATCTAGGAGGGACTCTCATGGCTAACGTTGCATTGGGAATCAGGAACGACGGCGCGGACGGCACCACGCCGCTCGCGCTCAGGCTCGCGCTCGCCGCGCTCTTCCCCCAGTCGGGCATACTCTCCGGCCTGGGGGTAAAGGGCTCGTCCTCGCTCGCGTACTCGGTGGCGCAAGGCGTCGCCGTCTGCACGCGCGGGGCTGGCGACGGCTCGACGCTGGCGACGGTCGCGGCCGGGAGCACCCCTGCGGTCGCGGCCAACGGGACGGGCTACCCCAGGATAGACGCCGTGTGGGTAGCGGCGCACGACAGGGACCAGGGCGACGCCGACAACCACGTGACGCTGGGCGTCACACAGGGGACGGCGGCGGCGAGCCCCGCGAGGCCGTCGGTGCCGACATACGCCACCGTGCTCGCATACATGCGGCTCCCGGCGGGTGCCACCACCACGGCGCAGGCCACGGTGGAGGCACGCGGGCGCGACGCGGTGGCGGCTGGCTCGACCATGGGGCAGCTCGGCTACATGCGCGACACGTACGACGGCAAGCTGCGCGGCTCGTGGACCGAGTCCGGCTCCTCCATGCATACCGACTACTCGGTCACGGTAACCGTGCCGACCACGCGCCTCGTGGAGATGCGCTGGGCGGCGACGCTCTCCGGCGGCGAATCGTCGGACTGCATCGTGGCCATGAGCGTCGACGGCGCGAAGGCCATGCAGTTCTTCGTGACGCCCCCGACCTCGGGCCGCTGGGACTACAAGGAGTGCCGCCACGTCGTGAGACTCTCACCGGGCACGCACACCATCGCCTTCAGCTCCGGCCAGTACTGGGGAGGGGACGTGTACGTCCACGCCTCAGACGAGAAGCTGGGCAGCAACGCGTGCACCGGCGTCATCTGCGAGGCCATCGACCAGGGGATAGCGGGGGCCGCCTGATGTGGGAGGCGTACCTCTTCGACTCCATGACCGGCCTCCTCGCCGAGCAGGTCGACCTGCCGAGCTTCAGCTGGACGCTCTCCGTCGGCGACTGCTCGCTCTCCACCACGCGCGACAAGGGCACGGGCGAGGGCGACGCCTCGGGGCTGAGGCTCCCGTGGGCCGCCGTGCCGGGGCGCACCGCCGCCGAGCGGCACGAGGCCATCGCCATGTGGAGGCGCGGCGTGTGCCTCATGTGGGACGGCGCGCCCGTGGTGGCGGGCGTCATCGGCCCCAAGTCGGGCACGGCGCGCGACGTGTCAATCGACCTGCTCAGCCCGCTCGAGGTGCTGGCCCACCGCTACGCCGTGCGCGAGGGGGCCTTCGGGACCGGGACCACGACGGTCGAGGAGGGCTCGGGAAAGGACAGGGCGGAGGCCACAGTCTCGTCCGTGACCACGGACTCCATCCACTGGTCCGGAGAGAGCCTGCGCTCCATCGTGTGCCGCCTCGGCAGGCTCGCGTGCTCGAAGCCCGGCGGGGCGCTCCCCATCGACTGGCCGTACGTCGGCGAGGCTGGCGGCCACGAGCGCACCTACGACGGCTTCAACGTCGCCAACTCGGACGTCAAGACCCTGATAACCAACCTGTGCAACGTCGATGGCGGGCCGGACGTGCAGCTCAGGCCGTACCTCGCCGACGCGCGCCACCTGCGCTGGCGGCTCGAGGCGGGCTCCGACTCCGAGCCGTACCTCGGGGACGCGCCGGTGGTCCCGGTGCTCACGTGCTTCCCCGGGGGCGGGACGGCGCAGGACCTCTCGTGGGCCGAGCTGGCGCCCGCCATGCGCGTCTACGCGACTGGGGCGGGTCAGGACGAGGCCACGCTCTGCCACCTCTCGGAGGACCTGTCGCTCTGCCAGCGGCGCGACCCGTGGCCGCTCGTGGAGTCGCGCGTCTCGGGCTCGTCGGACTGGGACACCGCCGAGCTGGTGCGCGCGCACGCGGATGGGGCGCTCGCGGCGTCTCGGCTCCCCATGGTGCAGTGGCAGTGCGAGGTGGACGCCACGGCGGGGCCCGTGACCCCCGGCGCACTGTGGCCGGGGCAGCGGGTGCTGCTCGACCTCGACGGCTCGCCGATATGGCCGGACGGCAGGTACGCGCTGCGAGTGATGGAGATGTCGGGGGACGAGGGGAGCAAGGTCAAGCTCACCTTCGACCAGACGGTGGACCCGTGGGAGGGGGTGGCCTGATGACAGTGCATCGCAAGGCCGTGGCGCTCATGGACCCCATCGAGGCCGTGGCGAGGCTCGCGGCGAGGGCGCAGTCCCGCGCCGAGGCCGCGCAGACCCGCGCGAGCGGGAGCGCGAGCTACGACAACGGCGACGGCACGCGGACGATAATCGGACCGCAGGCGGGCTCGGGAGACGGGGCGCCATCCGGCCAGGCCATCGCCACGCACGTGGGCGACGTGACGCCCCCGCCAATCCCGACCGGCATCCGCGCGTGGTCTGGCGACGGAAGCCTGCACGTGCTGTGGGCGGGCTCGCTCGACGGCGACGTGCCCGCCGACTTCGACCACGTGACCATCCTCGTCGGCGGCGTGCCCGTGGCCGAGATGCGCTCGGCTGGCTCCGTCACCGTGGACGGGCTGGCCGTGGGCTCGACCGTCTCCGTCACGGCCACGGCGGAGGACGACGCGTGCCTCGCGGACGGCACCCCGGCGCACAACGTCTCCGCGCCGAGCGCGGCGGTCAAGGTCGAAATCCGCGACGTCGTGGCCGAGGTCAAGGCGGATGCCGACGCGTTCAAGGCGAGCGCCGAGGCGACGTACTCCACCAAGACCGAGGTGGACGAGAAGACCAAGGCCATCACCGAGAGCATCGAGGCCGTGTATCTCAAGGAGGACGACGCGAGCACGACGTACGCGACGAAGACGGAGCTGTCGAAGTCGGCGGACGGCATAAGGTCAGAGGTCTCAGAGGAGTACGTCACCAAGGACGACGCGGCCAAGGCCTATGTGGGAAAGTCGACGTTTGAGCAGCTGGCCTCGTCCATAAGGTCGCTGGTCAAGGGCGAGAGCACATACACGGACCCGGACGGGCAGTCGGCCACGAGCGGCATCTACTCGCTCGTCACGCAGACGCGGGACGCCGTGACGGCGCTCTTCGGGGCCTACACCAAGACGACGGACCTGGCCTCCACGCAGGCGGTCAGGGACGCCAAGAAGGCGGGGACGGACGCGCAGGCGACCGCCGACGCGGCCAAGAGCGCGGCGGGCGCCGCCCAGGGCACGGCCAACGGCGCCAAGTCCACGGCGGACTCGCTGGCGACCCTGATACGCGAGGACTCCACCGGCATCACGGTCGGCAAGAGCGCGGACGGCAAGACGTACTCGACGGGCCGGACGCGGATGACCGACAGCGCCTTCCAGGTGCTCGACAAGGCTGGCACGGTCATCACGCAGCTCGCCAGCGATGGCGCGTCGTTCCTCTCGGGGCTGGTTAGGATTGTCGCCAGAAAGGCCACCCTGCCCGGCAACAAGACGGTCAACTCCATCGTCATCGACGCCGGGGACGGCGTGGCGGCCCTGCATGGGACAGCCTCCCGGCTCAATGCCGAAGGCTACGGACACACATCCAGTGTGAGCGCCGGATGGGAGCAGGATTTCGGCTACGGCGTTACCGCATGGGCGGGCACGAGCGATGACGGCATCGGCGCCGTCACGCACCTGGCGTCGGACAAGTCCGAGACGTACGTGGGTGACAACATGGTGCGGATGACCGGGGGCGGCTTCGACATCTCGCACCCTGAGTACCTTCTCGCCGCCCTCATGGACACCAAAAAGGTACCGGGGAGCCTCGACACCTGCGGCCCCGGCGTCTTCACCTACGACACGTCGACGGAGAGCCGCCCGACGAGCTATGGCACGTGCGTGTGCATCCGCGCCGGAGGCGGCAACTGGCTCTTCCAGGTGGCCCTCCCGACGGCGGGCGACCCGCTCTGGCGGCGCAACATCAACAATGTAGGCTGGTCCTCGTGGTGGACCATCACGTCGCAGTAGGGGGGTCAATGACGCCACTCACTTTCGAGCAGCTCGTCGCGCTCGGCTCGCTCGCCCTCGCGGTCGTGACCATCGCGCTCACCATAAGGCGCGACGGGGCCACCGACGAGGAGCGCCACGCCGCGCGCGTGGCGGAGCAGCAGGTCATGACCGACAAGCTGGACTCGATAGCCGACATGAGCAAGGAGACGCGCGACACGGTGCGGGAGATGAGCAAGCAGCTCTCGGAGCACTCGCGGGAGCTGGCGCGCATCGAGACGCGCATCGAGGAGCACGACAGGAGGCTCTCCGCCATCGAGGGCAGGTGCGACCTGCACCGGACGGCGGGGACGGACTAGAGAAAGGACACATCATGCAGGACACGGTAAGGGACTGGGCGCGGGCGGCTGCGGTGCGTGCGGTCAAGACGGCGGCGCAGGCGGCGGTCGCGGCCATCGGGGCCACCACCACCATGGGGGGCGTGGACTGGCGCTTCGTGGGCTCCACGTCGCTCCTTGCGGCCATCCTCTCGGTGCTCACGTCGCTCGCGGGCATCCCAGAGGTCGGCGGCGGCGCGAGCGTCGGCAGGCTCGGGGGCGGTGCCGGTGGCGCGGAGTAGCGCCCCGCGCTGCCCGCTCTGCGGGGCGGCCATGCGCGAGGAGCTTGGCATGGCGCGCGAGAACGCCGGGCTGGTGCAGCGCTGGTGGACGTGCCCGAGCTGCCTGCACAGGCAGACAACCATCGACGGCGATTGCGGGAACCAAGCACAGAGGAAGGAAGGCGGCAATGCATCTCTACGTTATTTGCGGCCACGGAGCCGGTGACCCCGGAGCATGCGGAAACGGATACAGCGAGGCCGAGCGCGTGAGGGCGCTCGGTGCGAGGATTTCCGAGCTTGGCGGCTCGTCCGTCACGCTCCTGGACACGAGCAGGAACTGGTACGCCGACAAGGGCATCAGGAGCCTGAGCATCCCGAGCGGTGACGCGCTCGTGGAGCTTCACATGGACTCCGCGTCCCCGGACGCGCACGGTGGCCACGTCATCATCAAGGCAGGCATCGGAGGCCCTGACTCCTACGACCGGGCGCTCGCCGACTCCATCTCCGCCATCTTCCCGGGACGCTCCCAGAGCATCGTGGAGCGCTCAGAGCTTGCCAACCCCAACCGTGCGGCGGCACGCGGAATCAACTACAGGCTCGTGGAGAACGGCTTCATCACCAACGCCGGTGACGTCGACATCTTCAACACCAGGCTCGATGACATCGCGAGGGCGTACCTCGCGGCGTTCGGCATCGATGGCGGCGCTGCCCCGGAGGCGTCCTCCGGGCCATCGGCTCCCGCTTCCTCCGGCTCCTCCGGCATGCCAGACGGGGCGGTCGACTTCCCAGAGGACCCGCTCCTCTACGATGGCTACTTCGGCCCTGAGACAACAAAGCAGGTGCAGCTGTGCCTCCGAGTCCACGGTTTGTACAGCGGATACATCGATGGTGACTTCGGACCGATGACCAAGAAGGCGTTCCAGCGCTACCTCGCGAACCTCGGGTACTACTCCGGCCTCGTGGATGGTGACTTCGGCCCGATGAGCACCAAGGCGCTGCAGAGCTACCTCATCGACCGTGGCACCTACTGGAAGGCGGGCTACGGCTGGTGCGACGTGGACGGTGACTGGGGTTCGCTCACCACCATCGCCCTGCAGCGCGCCATCAACGGCAACCTTCTCTAGACTAGTAACGCTTGACGTGCAAAGGCACGGGTGCTTAAATTGACGTACTACGACAAGGAGGGCCGCATGGTGCCAGAAATGTGCCTGCGGGAGAGTCCAGATGCGCTCTACTAGGCTTGCTGAGCTTGTCATCGGACTGTCCGTGACTGCTGTGGTGGCTAGCTTGTCCGTGCTGATTGAGGCCATGAGACTCGTACTCATGTTCCTGGTGTTTGGCCTCGTGGCGGTCCAGTGATGGAGGCGGTCGAGTGCGAGCGCATATGACGAGCGTGCCAGGAGAGAGGAACGATGATGCCATACCAGCCGTACAACCCGACTTGGCAGAACCCATATCTGCCGCTCACCAATCAGGGCCAGCCAGTGTCCCCGATGGTGCAGCCCTACCAGCAGCCCGTTAACGGCGTAATCAAGGTCAACGGTCGAGATTCGGCAATGCAGTACAACCTGCCACCCAACAGCACGTCGCCAGCGCTTTTCGACAATACGGGGTCGTGCTTCTACATAGTTACCACTGACGGCACTGGAATGAAGACAGTCGAGTGCTTCGACTTCAAGCCGCACGTCGAGCAACAGCCCGTCCAGATTGACGGTGCTCAGTTCGTTAGCAAGCAGGAGTACGACCAGTTCGTCGCCAAGGTAAGCGCGGCATTGGAGGCAATCAATGGGGTTCATGCAGCAGTTCCGTCCGCAGCAGCCGATGCAGCAGCCCAGCCCGCAGGCGGCAATGATGCGGGACAGAATTGGCATGCTCAAGAGCCTAGTGGGAGGCAATCCGCAGGCCGTGGTGGAACAGCTCTCCAAGTCTAACGCGATGTGCAGGCTCCCCAACGGGCAGAGCGTGCCAGTCTCCCAAGTGCTGCAACAGTGTCAGGGGAAGTCACCAGAAGAGGCGTTCAGGCAGTTCGGGCTTGACTACTCCCAGATTCGTCCCCTCATGTAGCCTATGCGGTCGGGTGCACACGACCATGAATAGGGATGTTCAAAACCGTATATCGAAAGGAACACGATGGCTATGAACGAGTATTCGCTTGCCGACATCGCCGCAGTCGCTGACGGCGCTGGCGGCGGCAATCGCAACGGCGCGTGGGGCGGGGACGGCGCATGGTAGAAATCTGCCACCCTATACGGTGACGTATAGGTGAAAACCGAGGTATTAAGCGGGAAGGCTGAGACGCTAATCCGAACCGAAGGCTACGGGAACCGTAGTCAGGTGCAACGCATAGGCGGTGAAAAGATATAATCCGCCCACGAGACCTCGGCAACTGGTAGGCATGAGTATCCCCCACAGTTGTGTTATAATGGAGGAAAGGAGGTTAAACATGAGAACGTACACAACTTACACGCTTGACGATTATGAAGTCACGGATGCTGGGCACGTAATCAACAGGCATACGGGAAGGACACTCAAGCCGCAAGTGAACGGAAAGGGTTACGGTAGGGTATGCATCGGCGGGAAGCTTTACTTTGTGCACAGGCTTGTCGCGGAGAAATACGTTCCGAACCCGTACTGCAAGCCACAGGTCAACCACATCAACGGTGACAAGTCCGACAACAGGGCTGAGAACCTAGAGTGGGTGACGAACAGTGAGAACAGGAAGCACGCTGTCAACGAAGGGCTTCACCTGCAAGGTGAGGACTGTCCGTGGGCGCGTCTGACTGAGGATGACGTTAGATTCATACGTGAGAACCGAGACGGCATGACCATCAAGGCCCTTGCAGAGAAGTTCAACGTCAACCGTAACACGGTGGCTGACGTAATCTACAACCGCACTTGGAAGTCCAGTTGAAAAGTTATGCTGAACTGCAACGAATAGGAAGTTGCAGAAGTAGGGGATAAAAAGCCCCTACGGTAACAGATTGGGATTATCCTGCTCATCGCCCTGCTCGGAGGCTTCAACGGCGGCTTCGGCGGCTGGGGTGGCGGCGGCTACGCTGGCGGCAACGAGCTGTACCCGTGGCTCAACCAGTCGCAGAACGTCAACGACGGCTTCCGCGACCAGATGATTCAGACCAACCTTCAGGGCATCCAGCAGGGCATCAACGGTCTGTCCACCCAGCTGTGCAATTGCTGCGGTGACATGCAGATGGCCGTTGCTAACGGCTTCGCCAACGCCGAGACCGCCGCGAACGCACGCCAGATGGCCACCATGCAGCAGGCGTTCAACCAGCAGCTCGCGACCCAGCAAGGCTTCAATGGTGTTCAGTCCGACCTCTGCCAAGGCTTCAACGGTGTTCAGGGACAGCTCGCCCAGCAGACGGCCACCATCCTCGCCGAGAACTGCGCCGACCGTGCAGCCCTCTCCGATGGCGTCCGTGACATCATCGCCAGCCAGACCGCAGGCACCCAGCGCATCATCGACTGGCTGTGTCAGGACAAGATTGACCAGAAGAACGACGAGATTGCCCGCCTGCGTCAGGAAGCCTACATGAAGGACCTCGCGGCTTCTCAGGTCGCGCAGAACGCGTTCATCACGCAGGGCTTCGCAAACGAGGTCGACGCGCTCTACAACCGCCTGAACGCCTGCCCCGTTCCCACCACTCCCGTGTATGGCCGCACTCCCATCTTCACCTGCAACAACGGTTGCGGCTGCGGTTGCGGCAATGGCACCCTCGTCGGCTAGGAGGTGGGCCATGGCTTGCGAGTACCTTGCAACTCAGCTACAGGTCGTGGCGCTGAACGGACCCGTTCTCTTCTTCGACTCGATTCCGTGCCGACGTGGCCGCATCTACCACGAGGACGGCACAGGGGCTTTTCAGCTCCGTGGCCTGAACCGCACCTGCGGCTGTGGCTGCGGATGCGGGCAGACCACCGACTACCAGGTCACATTCTCGGGCAACATCGCGGTTCCCGAGGGTGGTACGGCCGGGCCAATCGCCCTCGCAATCGCGGCGGGCGGCGAGCCTATCGAGTCCAGCCGCGCAATCTTCACCCCTGCTGCGGTCGATGAGTACGGCAACGTGACCGTCACGAAGATTGTCAAAATCCCGTGGGGCTGCTGCCCGTCGCTCTCCATCGAGTACGTCAACGGAAGCGTCAACGACCCCACGTTCGTTCCCACGCCGACAATCAACGTGGTCGACGGAAACCTCACCATCGCCCCTGTGAACGAGTAAAGGAGGGGAAGAATGACTGACAAGCTGTATGACCTCAAGTCCGATGTGGTCGAGCGCCTTATGAAGGTCATCGATGAGCGCGGCCTTGAGCGCATGAGCGCCGACGAGCTTTTCGACGCCATGAAGGACCTAGCCGAGGCGGAGTACTACTGCTCCGTGACCGATGCCATGGAGAGCTACGGCTACATGCCCGATGACATGATGGGCGTGGGCTACGACGATGGCATGGGCTACGACGGTCGTGGCGGCAACCGTGGCAACCGTGGCGGCTCTGGCAACCGCTCTGGCTACCGCGATTCCATGGGCCGCTACTCCACCCGCGCGAACCGCCGTCGCGGTTACCGCATGGGCCACATGGATGCCATCGAGAACATCCGCGAGGAGCTTCAGTCCGCAACGCAGGAAGAGCGCGAACAGCTCAAGCAGGAGCTTCGCCAGATGCTCGGCATGTAGGAAATGAGGCCGTTCGTCATCAACGGCGAGCTTTGGAGGGTCATTCGCGTGCAAGCGGGTGACCCTCACCTCATAGACAGGACTGGGGCGGCTAGGCTCGCCACGACAGACCCTAGGCGAAGGGCGGTGTACCTGCTCGACACGCTCAGACCGCCGCTCCTTGACAGGGTCATGCTGCACGAGGTAACCCACGCCATAACCGTCTCGTGGGGACTGCTCCCTAGGGTGCGCTCAGACGCGCTGAGAGGCGATACAATCGGCGTTGAGGAGTGGGCGGCACAACTAGTCGAGAATCACGCTATGGAGGCCGTTGAAGCCGCGAGAACGGCTCTGGGACGGCCTTTGTGCATTAGGGGGCTATGCAGTGATTAGCTTGGAGACTATAGAGCGGACGATTGACGAGCTTGAGAACACGAGGGACACGTCATACCGCCTGTGTGAGCGCCTGTCTTGGCTGTACATATGTCGTGACCACCTCAAGCCAGCCAAGGAGCCATCGGTCATCGCTACCGCGACGGTTCCGAACATGGAAGGCTCCGAGTTCCTGAGAGCCGCCAGCGGAAAACACATCGAGGACGTAATGAAGGTTGTCGATGAACACCTTGAGACAATTCGCGTGATGTTTCCGACAACATATGACAACATCATCCAGATGGTGCGCGACTTGGGTTAGAATCTACGTTGCAGAGACACAGTCAAGGACAGCCCCGACTACTTTGGAGGGCCACACATGCGATGCGTCTCTGCGGGGAGCCATCCCAGTGAAGCGGTACTGTAGCGCAGGTATCGCCGACAAAATGGCTTGAGGGACGGGAGCGTTGGTCAAGAGGAAAGGCGCTTGGGGCCTATGCGCAAAGGCACGCCAAGAATCGGTGGGTTCGAATCCCGCCACGCTGACCGTCCGTCTCAGTGGCCACCATCGGCCTACACCCTAGATGCTAGGGCAACAGATGGATGGACCTAGGCAAGTCCATGTAAAAGGCCTGCCACAAGGCGAGTACCTGCCATGCCTCTGACGCAAGTAAACTTGGCGGGTGTTACATACGGCGAGCGTGCCACTAGGTTGCTAGCGCTGAAAGCACGACGGGGGCTGGCCTACAATCCAGAATCGCCGTTCCAGCGAATCGCCCCCGAAGGCTTCGGTCGAGGGGTCGGCCCCATCGGATGCGTCTGGTGGGGCCGAAATTTTTTCAAAAAAGTCCAAATTGACCCTTTACGGCAGTCGTGATGTGTGCTATAGTAGTCATCAACAAAGGGGGGCGGGCACAGGGCCTAACCCAGAGGGGAGCACAGAGATGACCAAGCAGGAGCGCATCGCACGTACCGCCAAGATTCAGGCCAGCCGCGCCTACGGCAAGAACATCGGCGAGAAGAAGGCCATGGGCCACACCACCACCAGCACCGACGCCAATGGCTTTGAGTGGACCGCAAAGGTTGCCTACCGCGAGACCGAGAGCTTCCGCGACTGGAACAACTGGCGCGTTGACATCTACTGCAACGGTGGCTACTTTTGCCACAACCTCTTTGAGACCATCGAGGAGGCCGAGCAGTACGCCAGCGACATGCTCAAGTAGAGCGGGCCAAGGGCCACGGGGAGGGGCCTAAACCTCCCCACCTACCACACGGGAGCAAGAAAGGGGAACGGACATGGAGTGGAGCGTTGTGAAGTACTGCGGGGGCACCTACTGCGGTGACGGAATCTTCGAGACCTTGGACGAGTGCTTCGCTTTCGCCAATGACGGTTTCTGCGACTACTGCCGCATCACGGGTGAGAACGGGGACGTGCTCAAGCTCCACTTCAGGACGGAGAATCAGGCCACGCACGAGCCTATGATGAAGGAGTACTATGGACCGACCACAGACATGCCTTAGAACTGCTCTCAGAGGCCCTGCGGGGCCTCTTTTGCTATACTTGCACAGACCCGCCCACACGGGCTGGCTGAGCCTGACAGCCCGAAACCAACAGGCCCTCTTGGCGGTGTGGGGCAACGCCTTGCATTGTACATGCGCGGATAAGGAAGCTTCCGCGAGACAGACGGAGGCACCATGATTCCAACGTTCCAAGACTTCGAGGAAGCGCCCGACGTGACCAAGTTCGTTGAGTCGGCGATTCAGTCCTACAAGCACAGCGACATGTACAGGACCGCCATGCTGGCAGACGAGTACGACGCCCAGCGCAACCCCACCATCACGGCAGCGGTGAGGACACTCTTCAACGTGAAGGGCAACAGGACCGAGGACTGGACGGCAAGCAACCACCGCATCGCCAGCAACCTGTTCTCACGGCTCAACACGCAGAGGTGCATGTACAGCCTCGGCAACGGGGTCTCCTTTGTCGACCCCTACGAGGCACGCGACGGTGCCGTTGACGAGACCAAGAAGGCGCTCGGGCCACACTTCGACCACGTGATAAAGGAGGCAGGGTACCACGCCTTGATTCACGGGGTCTCCTACCTCATGTGGGACCGGGAGAGCGGTGTACACGAGTTCACTGCCACGGAGCTTGTGCCGCTCGTTGACGAAACGACCGGGGCCTTGCGTGCAGCCATCAGGTTCTGGCAGCTAGACCGCTCCAAGCCGATGAACGCCGTGCTGTACGAAGCTGACGGGTACACCGAGTTCACCACGGAGGGCGGGAAGCTTGCCCCCAAGGGCGAGAAGACCAGCTACATCGTGACCTACGAGTACACGGAGGCCTCCGGCATCGTCAGCATGTCGGAGGACAACTACGTGGCGCTGCCCATCGTCCGCATGTACGGGTCAAGGCTCAAGCAGAGCACGCTGGTCGGCATGCAGGAAGCTATCGACGCTTACGACCTCATCCTCAGCGGCTTTGCCAACGACCTGTCCGACTGCGCACAAATCTACTGGATAGTGGAGAACTACGGTGGCATGACCGACGATGACCTTGCCGAGTTCCTTGACCGACTCAAGCTCAACCACATCGCAAACGCCGACACGCAGTCCGGCGGCAAGGTCACGCCCTACACGCAGGACATCCCCTATCAGGCCCGCAAGGCCTTCTTGGATGACCTCAAGGCCCGCATCTACGAGGACTTCGGGGCGCTCGACGTCCACACGGTCTCGGCAGGCGCGACCAACGACCACATCGATGCCGCCTACCAGCCGCTTGACGAAAACGCCGCCGACTTCGAGCACTGGGTCAGCGACGCAATCTCGCAGCTTCTGGCGCTGCAGGGCATCGATGACGCGCCCATCTTCAAGCGCAGCCGAATCTCCAACGTCAAGGAGCAGGTCGAAGTCCTCGTTCAGGAAGCAGCTTGGCTTGACCAAGGCACGATACTCCGCAAGCTGCCGAACCTCTCCCCCGACGAGGTGCAGGCCGTGCTCATGGCGAACGAGGATGAGGACATCGCGCGATTCGGGGTTGGGAACGCGAATGAGGGCGAGTAGCGACCTCGGGCTGATGATGCCCGAAGTTCATTTGTTCCACAGCCGGAAGAAATTCGTGCGCTACCTCAAGAAGATTGGGTGCGACGAAGAACCGCTCGACGCTGAGGGCCAGATGACCTATGTGGACGGGACCGCAGTTGTCCTCATGTCCCACAAGGGCAAGCCAGAGTCCGAGATGTCGCTTCTGGTGCACGAGGCCTACCACGCAGCAGTTGCCCACATGGATATGCTGGGCGAGGACAGTCCGGGCGAGGAGGTCATGGCCTACCTCGTCCAGAGCATCGCGCACGCCCTGTTCATTGCCCACGGCGAGTGGAAGACGAGGAAGGGTCTGGTACAATAGCGACATCGCACCACTTGGCTTCTAATGACAGCGGGTCGCGACCGTTGGGCCTAGTGGGAGGGCGCACGGCGGGTGCTCCACGCGAGCCGCCGACCCGACGAGGCACCACCGCATCACTCTCCGTGCGGTGGTGCGTTGTTTTGGTAGACTGTAACAGACAACCCGCCCACACGGGGCGGCTGAGCCTGATTAACAGCCGGAAACCAACAGGTTCCTGGGCGGTGTGGGACAACGCCCTGCATGGGAGAGACGATGGCAGACTGGGCACACGAGTGGACGGATGACGAGATTGAGCGTCTGCAAAGGCGATTCCGTCGCACCTACAACCAAGCCGCAAAGGATATGCGCCAGAAGCTCGATGACCTCATGGCCGACTACGACAGGCAGAACGCCGACTGGAAAAAGAGGGTCAGGGAAGGTACGGCCAAGCAGGAGGAATACGACGCTTGGCTCCATGACATGGCTATCGACAGGGCATTCGTGGGCGGGATGGCAGACACGCTCGCGCAGGATGCCGTCAGAGCCGACAGGCTGGCGATGGACTACATCAACGATGCGATACCGTCCGTCTATGCCGAGAACGCCAACTATGCCGCATATGGGATAGAGAGCAGCCTAGGCTGGGACACCCACTCGTTCGACCTCTATGACCAGAGCACGGTCAGGAGGCTCGTGGCCCAGCCAGACGCGCCGCTCCTTCCAAAGCCGAGGGTGGACGCACGCAAGGACAAGCCTTGGAACCAGCGGAAGTTCACGAGTGCGCTGACGCAGAGCATACTGCAAGGCGAGTCCATACCCAACACCGCGAAGCGCTTGCAATCGGTGCTCAAGATGGACGAGAGGGCAGCGACGAGGGCGGCTAGGACGGCTATGACTGGTGCCGAGAACGCAGGGCGCATAGACAGCTACCAGAGGGCCAAGCGCATCGGCATAGACCTAGAGCAGCAGTGGATGGCAACGCTGGACGAACGCACCCGCATGAGCCACAGGGAGCTTGACGGCCAGCACGTCCCCGTGGGAGAGTACTTCATCGCCTCCAAGACAACTGGTAACAAGCTCTTGTACCCAGCAGACCCGTCAGCGCCAGCGGAGGACGTCTACAATTGCCGCTGCACGCTCGTGGCGTGGTTTCCTGACATAGAGCAAGAGGACCCCGCCCGTTGGAGCAGGTTGCCAAAAGACATGACCTATGACGAGTGGAAGGAAGGCAAGAAGGCCGAGAAGAAGCGCAAGGAGGAGCGTCACGTCGTGGACGGCCAAGACATACTCGGCACTTGGAAGCGCAGGCCTGACGAGTACGACCTCGAGATTGAGGACGTTATCGCCGCTCAGGGCTTCGACGGCAAGCCGCGAATCGTGGACGCCGACGAGTTCGACCGAGCCGTGAGGCAGGCGAACAACGGGGACGGCCTCGTGATGCAGCGCACCTACTCTGCACCCGACCAGGCCACGCTCGACGCCTATCGCAACATGCTCTACGACGGCAAGTGGTACGTCGACTGCTCGACGGGCGGCTCCCAGTACGGTCGGGGCATGTACGCAGCCGCCGACTACACAGGCAAGCTCAGCGACGGCATGAAGGAGGAAGTGCAGCACTACATCAGTCTCAATGAGTCGAGGGGGGCCGAGCATGCGTATGTCGAGACCATGACGCTCGACCCGAGCGCAAAGATAATCAGATATGCCGATATAGATGCGGAGTTCGCAAAGGCAGAGGCGGATTCATTCCTAGGCGTTGTGAAAAAGGCCAACCCGAGGCTTACCGACAGGGAGGCAGCAGCCGTCGTCCGAGAGTATGGCGGCACTAGGTCCGGCAGCACATTCAATTTGGCGAAGAGCTGGGAACGCGAGGACCCAGACGGATACGACGCATTCATCGCAGCGCAAGGCAAGGCAGGGTATGAGTACAAAGATGCAATTGAGGAAGTCAGGCTCGCCACTGCGTCCCTAGACGACGGCAGCAAGGCGGCTGCGATGGGCTACGACGCGATAAACGCCGAGGGGCACGGCGCGTCTGGCAGCTACACCGTCGTGCTTAACCGCACCAAGCTCGTAATCAGGAGGCCAGAATGATAGAGTTCAGGCGTGACCCAGAAACAGGTATCCTCTACGCCTACAAGGACGGCAAGCTGATAGGCCCGATAATCACGATGGGGGACGAGGTGCGAAATGGCTAAGGTCACCACAACCAGCGGGCTGACTGCGGCAGACGCTTCTGGGCTTGTCGAGATACGGGAGAACAACGCGGAGCAGATAGCCAACGCCATCAACCAAGCCATAGCGACGGCCTTGGAAGAGGTCGGTCTGGTTGCCGAGCGCTTCGCCAAGACGGAATGCCCGGTGGACACGGGACGCCTTCGCAACAGCATAACTCACGCCATCGACTCAGGAGAGGAAGCCGTCTACGTCGGCACCAACGTCGAGTATGGCCCCTACATCGAGCTGGGCACGAGCAACCGCAAGGAGCATCCCTTCCTGCGGCCAGCGGCCACGAACCACGCTGATACCTATCGGAGAATCTTCGAGAAACACCTAAAGAACGGCTAAAAAATTCCCAAGATTCCCGATTGCATTTGGTCTGATATGTGCTATAGTATAGACAGCGGGAGGGAAAGGCCCTCCCACGTCCTAGGGAGCACACCATGGCAAGCGAGAACCAGAAGGCAAAGGTCAGGCAGGCGACCGAGCTTCTAGAGCGGGGCGTCGAGGACATGTTCACGAGCGGCAGGATGGCCGAGTACCTGACCGTCATGAGCAGGTTCCATAGCTACAGCGCGCGCAACTGCATGCTCATCCTCATGCAGAACCCCGAGGCAACTAGGGTCGCAGGTTACAGGGCGTGGCGGCAGAAGTTCAACCGCCAGGTGCGCAAGGGCGAGAGGTCAATCACCATCCTCGCGCCCATAACCCACAAGACCACCATCCGAGAGACCAACAAGGACACTGGCGAGGTTACCGACCACGAGCACGTCTGGATGAGCTTCAAGGCCGTCCCCGTGTTCGACGTCTCCCAGACCGACGGCGAGGAGCTTCCCGAGATTGCGACCGACCTCACGGGTGACGTTGAGCGGTTCAACCAGCTCTGCAACGCGGTTCAGGCCTGCGCAACCGTCCCTGTCGAGTGGGACGTCGACATCACCGACCCTGAGTGCCACGGTTACTACAGCAGGGGCGAGAACCGCATCTGCATCCGTGGCGGCATGAGCGAGGCCCAGACGTTCAAGACGCTGGTGCACGAGACGGCCCACAGCATCCTGCATTGCGAGGGCGGCGAGCAGGTCGAGGCCGAGCGCAACGTCCGCGAGGTACAGGCAGAGGGCGTGGCGTTCGTGGTCTGCAAGGCGCTCGGCATCGACACCGAGGACTACAGCCTCGGATACGTCGCGGCATGGTCGGGCATGGACTCCAAGGCCGTGCTCGGGCAGTTGGAGGTCATCCGCAAGACGGCCAACGCAATCCTCGACAAGGTGGCGTAGGGGCCAAAGAAATCTAAGATTCCCGGGCCTGTCCGCCTCGAAGAGTGCTATAGTATACACAACGGGGAGGACAGGCCACCCCACGTTCTAGGGAGCACGAGATGGTGAGCATATACATTACCAGTGTAAATGGCCAACTTGTGGCAGAAGTCAACGGCGTCAAGTATTACGAGCTTTGTGACGTTATTCAAGACCTTGGGCTCAGTTTCGGCGAAACCATCGAGATTACGGTAGACGGGGATACTGAACTTACAGAGGACGAACAGGTAGACGTGTGGATGCTTGCTGACATGCTTTATGCCATGCACGATGCAATGTCTATGATTCCTGAAAAATAATGGAGGTGATTATTTGGCGACCAACTACCAAAGGGGAGCGGCGTTCGAGCGGAAGGTGGCGAAGGACCTGGAGGGGTACGGGTACGTCACCGTCCGCTCGGCAGGCTCGCACTCGCCAGCCGACGTGATAGCCATGAGGTACGGCACCATAGCAGCGGTGCAGTGCAAGCTGAACGGAAGGCTGGACCCCGATGAGTGGAACGAGCTTTGGGAGTTCTCGGTATCGGCGGGCGCAAAGCCAGTCGTGGCAGCTCCGCAGAAGGAAGGTCGAAAAACTGGTATAATCTATCACAGATTGACCAGCAGTAAGGACGGCGGGGGCCGTCAGCCGTGGGAGTCTTGGACTCCAAGGATAGAAGAGTACTAGGGATGAAGTTCAGGGACTTGAGAGCAGACGAAATCGAAGTAAGGGTAAGCAGGGTCACGCAAGCAGGCGTTGAGCTGCTGCTCTACAAGACGAGCCGCACAGACATGGACATCCTTGACGAAACGGTAGGCCCAGAGAACTGGCAGACCGATTACAAGGAGTTCAAGGGGACGATGTTCGGCGGAATCGGTATCAAGTGTGGCGATGAGTGGGTGTGGAAATGGAACGCTGGCGCACCGTCTAACATGGAGGCCCAGAAGGGCGAGGCATCAGATGCAATGAAGCGCGCTGGCTTCACTTGGGGCATCGGTAGGTCGCTTTACACGGCACCGCGCATCTTCGTCTACGCCGACAAGTGCGACAAGATTCAGCAGGGCAAAAACGGCAAGATGCAGTGCTACGACCGCTTCCACGTCGAGAAGGTCCGTATCGAGGACGGGCAGATTACGGGCCTGAGCATCTGGAACGACACGACGGGGCATCGGTGCTTCGTGTGGCAGAAGGGGGAGTAATGGAGAACAACTTCGTGCACCTGATTGGCACGGTCAAGCGAGACGCCACGCAGGGCGATGGGGTCATGGACTTTGCCATCGAGGTTCCAGACCACAATGGGACGCTCTACATCTACGACTGCCGTCTCACGCGCCGCTCCGACGCATGGGACGAGCTTGAGGGCTTCGTCAACGAGGGCGAGCCTATCGAGGTCATCGGGCATCTCGAGAAGCGCACGACCACGGACGGCATGCGCGTCAACGGGGTCTGGGTCGACATCCGCAACACGCAGACCTTCATCTACGTCGACAAGGTAGTTACGGAGGACTAGCATGAGCATCAATCGAGTGAATATCAGTGGCGGGCTTACCCGCGACGTTGAGCTTCGAAGCACACAGGGTGGCACGGCCATAGCGACGTTCGGCGTCGCTGTCAACGACCGCCGCAAGAACCCGCAGACTGGCGAGTGGGAGGACTCCCCAAACTACGTCGATTGCGTAATGTTCGGCAAGCGTGCCGAGAGCATCGGCAACTTCATTGGCAAGGGTTCCAAGGTGGCAATCGAGGGCAAGCTCCGCTGGTCCCAATGGCAGGACAAGAGCGGCCAGAAGCGCTCTAAGCTTGAGGTCGTTGTCGATGAAATCGAGTTCATGTCGCAGAGGCGCGGAGAAGCCCAAAACGGGGCGCGACCTTCACAAGCCAACAACTACACCAACCAGTACCAGAACGGGGCTTATTCGGCCTCTCAGCAGCCCACAGGGTATCAGTCGGACCTATCGGAGGAACCGATTCCATTCTAGCGGTCGTTGAGAGCGTCTTTGGGAAAGTGAGGGTCAAGGATGGAATATGACCTCTACACGGAACGCGAGTCCCTGCGGCGCAAGCTTGACCAGTGCATAAGGATGCTCAGGCAGACGGCATCCGACTACGCGAGGGCCGACAGAGATTACAACGTGGCCGTCAGGGCGTGCTGGATGCGTCTCAGGGACAAGGATATGCCAATCGGCATGATAAGCAAGGTCTACAAGGGCGAGGATGACGTGGCAGACAAGCGTTTCAAGCTCATAGAGGCCGAGGCAATGAAGGATGCCAACAGGGAAGCCGTGATGAGCTACAAGCTCCAGCTCCGTCTGGTCGAGGACCAGATTCAGCGCGAGTTCTCAAGCCCTTCGATGGGAACGGGGTCGATGTGAGCAAGAAGCCAAGCCTGTACAACAGGCGCGAGGACGGCTGCTGGCTGTGTGGCAACCCTAACGTCGAGGAGCATCACATATTGCCGTCATCACGCAGACCAATATCAGACCGCGAGGGCCTTACCATCTACCTGTGCAGAAACCACCATCAGGGGCCGATGGGAGTCCATCAGGACAAGCAGCTCGACAGGTGGCTCAGGGCCGACGCGCAGCGCAGGTGGGAGCAGCGAGAGGGACTTGAGGGCCAAGAGGCCCATGACGCATTCAGGAAAGTTTTCTATGTCTCGTATCTGTAGGAGGGACCATGACCAAGACTCAGGCGGTACTTGATTGGCTGCAATCCAACGCGAGCATCAGCAGCATGGAGGCCATCCAGAACTTCGGGGCCACGAGGCTCAGCGCCATCATCTTCAACCTTCGGAAGGCGGGGTACGACATCGAGACGGTCACCTGCGAGGGGACTGACCGCTTCGGCCACCCGATGAGGTACGCGAGGTACTACCTCAGAAATTCGCCCGAAGAAAGTGGAGAGAATACGCTATAATAGCAACTGACGGTGATGCCGCATCGTTAGTGTGCTATACTTTGTCAAACAGACACCTGCTCAGTTGCGGCATCAACTGGGCGGGTGTTTTGTTTTGGAGGCACAAAATGGGAATGAGCGTAACGCAGAGAGATTTACAGGAAGCAATCTACTGCCCGTTCCAGAACGATGGGTGCCAGCTAAGCTGCGGCGTGCTGGTTCGCAAGGAGACGTGGGTCAAGGTTGGAGAAAAAGTCTCCGATGACATGACAAGGATGGTCGATGACCGCAGGCTCGCAAGGGTCGAGCTGTCTTGCGGCCTTGCAGATGACAAGGGATTCTGGAACAAGGCGAATACGGCCGTTTTCGAGGATTCAGACTACACGGATAGGCTATAATTAAGAAGTAACGATGATGACGGCATCGTTGTGCTATACTACAGAAAACGGAGCGCCTGCCCAGATTGCCGTCATCAGTCTGGGTGGGCGTTTTGTTTAGGGGCATCAATGCGATACACGATAGAGGGGTTCAGCCAGACCGAGGCCATCAAGTTCAGGCGCACCGAAATCGCCAACGGCAAGGAGAAGGTCGTTACTCTAGACTGCACCGACCTAGTGATACTGCGGTGGTTCGTTGACTTCTGGCCGAACATGATGAAGGTCGAGATAGGCGGCAGGCAGTACGCATGGCTTAGCTACAATGCGCTGATTGAGGACATGCCGCTCATAGGAATCAAGAAGGGCATGCTAGCGCTCAGGCTCAAGAAGCTGGTGAGTTTCGGCATCCTCACCCATCAGACGGTCAAGAGCGGTGGGACGTTCTCGTACTACGGCTTCGGCCCAGAGTACGCGCGGCTCATTGACACCAACCACACCAAAGACGTTAGCGGCACTGCGCAACCTGTTAGTGAAGGGGTACCTAAAAAATTAGACACCCCTCAACAAAAAATTAGCGACCAAATAGATTCATCTACTAAAGACCAATCTACTAAAAAACCAAATATAAGTCACCCGACCATCGAAGAGGTCAAGGCCCATGTCAAGGAAAAGGGATACCACTTCGACCCCCAGCACTTCTTCGACTACTACGAGGCGAGCGGATGGCACTTCGCAAACGGCAAGCCCGTCAAGAGCTGGAAGCAATGCTGCGTGACGTGGGAGCGTAACTGGAAGAAGAACAACAGCGGAAAGGTGAGCACAGATGGAATCCCAGACTTCCTTCGAGACTACGACATCTAAGGCACTCAAGGCGGCAGGCGTGCCGACGCGCTACCTCAGCGCGGAACCGAGGCCCGACCTGCTCGGAGGTGCCTACCTGTACGGAAAGACTGGCAGGGGCAAGACCTACGCAGCGTGCGGTGCAATCAGGGCCTTCGTCGAGCGACACGTCATAGAGGTCGAGGGCATCCACATGTACCATGGGCCACGCGCGAGGTTCGTCAACGTCCCCGTCTGGTTCTCTGAGATTCGTTCCACCTACGACCACAAGGGCGAGAGCGAGCGGGAGGTGTTCGACCGTTACGCACGTTGCAAGCTGCTGGTCTTGGATGACCTAGGCAAGGGGAGCAAGACGGAGTGGGCGGTCGAGCGCCTTTACATGCTCCTTGACTACCGCTGCAACGAGCAGTTGCCCACAATCATCACGAGCAACTACGGTCTGGCGAAGGTCGCAGCCATGCTCGCGAGCGACGAGGACACGCTACAGGCCATCGCGTCAAGGGCCTTGGACGTGTGTGATGGCAGGGGCATCGAGGTCACTGGCACGGACCGCCGCAGAAAAAAGTGAAGATTCTCGTTTGCATCGCCTTGCATGTGTGCTATACTATAGCCAACGGGAAGGGAACAGGCCCGACCCACTGAGAAGGGAGCACGAAATGAAGGCAACCATCAAGGGATATGGCACGGTCGAGTTCGACCCCATGACTGTTAGCAACAATTTCTATGACCTGTACGACGTGGCAGTCGTAGACCCTGAGAACAACTGGGAGATAGCCAAGGAAGAGCACTACACCGACGAGGACGAGTACCGCTCCGCGCTTCGCAACACTTACGGGCGCGAGGTCATCGACGAGCAGGAGCGCATGGACTTCTGCGATGTCATCGACGGATTGGGCGAGTTGTACGAGTGCGAGTGCACCCGTCACGTGGCATACGTCATCGACACCGACGAAGAGTAGAGAGACAGAAGGGAGCACGACAATGATTAAGGACAGCCTGACTCGTGGCATCGACAGCTACAAGGCGCGTCTCGAGCGTCGCAAGAAGGACGTCATCGACGCGGTTCTCAACGGCAGCTGGTGGAACGCGCAGATTGCCCTCGGCGAGTGCATCGCGTTCGAGAACGTAATCACGGAGCTGGAGTACCAGCTTGAGGCCATGGAGGTCAACGATGACTAGAGGCGTGGACCCCGATTCCATCCCGAGGTACGAGATGGGCAACCACGAGTACCACATCAACGGAGAGGGAGGCTGGGACGTGCTCAGCTGATTTGGCCTAGACGATGACGTATGCGAGTACGAGGACGGCAAGGACGCCGACGAGTACATGGATGCCATGGGGCTTTCGCCAGTGACAAAGGCTGCATACCACGACGCGCGAGGTGACTTCCTTCGCATGGCGGACGAAAAATGTTGGTACTGGCAGAGTTTTTTGCGATTCACGCTCGCAGCCCTAGTGTATAGGTGTATACTATGGTTGTCAGGAGAGAGTAAGAGAGAAAGGAACGGCAATGAGGACAATCAGCTGGCGTCTGGTTATTGAGGTCACGGCAATGGTAGCGATGATGCTATTCGCATCCTGCGTAGAGGGCACAGTACCAGTGTGGGCAAGGTAGGTGGCTGGAATGGGTTTGTCGACTTGGCACTACATGGAGATGTACGAGAGGGCAGCGGCGAGGAACGAGGTTCTTGAGACTAAGCTCAGGATACTGTCGAAAGCGACCGAATGGCTTGCTGGCGTAAGGGGCGAGGTTCTGGGAACCGATGACATAGAAGAGCTGTGCGAAATCGAGAGAGAGGTAGACGGAAGATGAAGGTCAGCTACGAGCTGCGCAGGGTGGCAGACGAGTACGACGTGCTGCCGCTCTACGGGCTGTCAGACCGCGTCGACAACGAGATGGTCGAGCTGCCAAAGGATGCGGACGGCGTGCCCATCCACGTGGGGGACACCGTGTGGGGCTGCATCAGCGGCACGCAGATGGTCATTCACGAGCTGAGACTGACGGACAGGTGGACTATATCGACCGACACGGGATTCATCCCAAAAGCGTCGGCAGTCACCCACGCCCGCCCCGACAGCTTCGAGCGCATCGCCGACGAGCTGGAAAAGTGGTGCGACGGCGCTGATGTTGACGGGGACGCCTGCGGGAAGCCGCGCGACCTCGCAAAGCGCATCCGCACGCTGGCAGAGAAGGAGGGCGAGTGATGGGCGCCAATGGACGAAAAGATGGACGCAGATGGACGATGTCCCATCAGATGGACGCCGGAGATGGACGCGCGTCTGTGCGAGATGCACGGCAGCGCGACGGCGCAGGAGGCGGCGGACGCGCTCGGGGTCACGCGCGAGCAGGTGTGGTACCGGTCCGAGAGGCTGGGGCTGGGCACATG